CCCTTTAGCATCGATAGAAATAGCACTTCTATCGTCGACTCCTTGAGCTTCTATTTTTCCAATTTTTATTGTATCACCAGCATTAATGCATAATTCTCCAGCGGAATCAATAATAATTCCACCATTGTGGGTTTTAGTACCATCATCATTTGTAATATTATTGGTTTTAGTTTTAATACAAATAGCATCATCACCAGTACCATCTCCTCTTATAACTATAGATGTATTAAGGTTATCATTAGAATTTTGTTCTATTATAAATTTGCCTAGCTCCGCACTTGCGGAATGAGTAATTTTAGAATCAGCTCCAACTTTTCTAAATATAATACCGGGCATAGTAGGAGATTCTGCAAATATAACAAACCCATTAGCATCTATAGAAATAGCATTTTTATATCCTTGAGGTCCGATTTGTATTTTCTCTGCGGCACTTATAGATAATTCTCCCCCCGAATCAATATTTAATAAAGAATTGGAGCCAACAGTTTTAATATCTAGAGTATATTCAGAAATACCATTCTCATCTCCAACCTTAATTTCTGAATTACTTGCGCCGTCTATTAAAAATCCACCATTAGTACTTTCTAATTTTATAGACTCTGAGGAGATACCTTCTGTATATAATCGAATCTGTTTATTATTTGTATCATTATCAATAATTATATAATTATCATCTAAATTATCTTTTAATTTTATTGGTTTATTAGTACCAGCAGTAATGCTTACTCCCCCATTATTAGATGTAATAGATATAGAGTTAGGACTTGAACTATTTGATTTTAATAAAATACCACCTCTTACAGAATTAATTGAAATAGAATTAGGAAAAGAACTTTCAGATTTAATATCAAAAGTCCCTACCGATTCAATTACAATATTGCCATTTTGATTTTCAGGATATGCGGATACACAAATACGAGCATTACCAGCAAGATCAGCAAGAAAAAACCGTTCATCATTATTGTTTTTTTCAGATGGTAATAAATTTCTAATATAATCAGTTGCTATTGTACCATTAATATTTTCAGAAAATAATCCAGTACCTTGTTCTGATATTGATAAATTTGCTTGATTTTTAAGTGCTATTATACTATTAAAATTAGTTTTACTCATAATAATAGAATCAGTTGATATAGATCCCGAACCTGACGATTGGGTTGATGTAATAATATTTGTTTCATTAGTACCAGAATCAGTGTTATTTATAAATGTATTAGTAATAAATTGATTCATATTTTGAGAATTTTCTAAAATAAATTCACTAACAATATTAGCGACTTCATTAATAATAGGACCGGATATATTAGATGCAGATAAATCTTGAACTTTAATTTTTTTAACAGTAAGTGTTCCTTGAATATCTAGATTACCATCAAACAAATTATTATCAAATAAATCATTAATTTCACTATTGTATGAATTACTTTGAAATGAATTAAAATTTTTATTTTCTTCATTATCTAAATCTTCCTCTGTAAATGAGATAATATTTTTATTGTTGACATGTAAATTATCAGATTTATTGTTAAATACTTTTGATAGATTTTGTTTAGCATTTTTAGTATAATCAAGAATAGATTTATTCATATAATTTATATTATATGAATAAATAATATGAATTTAATTTTAAGTAGTGAATTATTTATAGAAAATAATATATTTAATTTCAAACATAATCAACTATTTCATAAATTTCAATGCTAAATGAATGCTCTAAACCATTAAAATCAAACAAAAATTTATCATCTGTAAGAAAACAAACTTCAATAGAATCTAAAGTATTAAGAGTTTCTTGATAAAATATTTTAGTTCCAGATGTAAATGTATTATATAATGTTTGATTAGATTCACCTGGAAGTAGAATTTTAGCAAAAGCATTATTTATAATCTTTGTAGAACTTGTTTCCATTTGACCTTCAAATTCAGGAATACATAAATATATATAATTATTCCCAATTAGATTCAATGGTGCTGATAGTTTCTGCATAAATATAGTACCACTATTACCTATCTCTCTTGTATTATTAAAAATATCGGTTTGAAGATTGTCTAATAATATATCATAATTAAAAACACCTGTAGGAAGTTTTTGTAGTGAATTATTAAATTTTGAAAAAATCTTATTTTTATAAATATTACTTTCATCAATATTAAAATTGAGTAAAGATTTATCAACATCAATTATAATTCGATTTGGTTGAGTAGGACTATTTTGATTTATTACAGAGATTACTTTCCAACCATCAGAATTATTTATTATATTTGTTTCATCAATATTTTTTTCAGATATGTAACCCCCATATCCAATATACATTCCTTTGACAATGACATAATTATATAAGACAGGAGTATAATCATATTGCTTTATATCAGCTTTATCTAATAAATTATAAAGATTTTCTGATAAGTTATCAAATGAAGTATTACTATATTGATAAATTTCATCATATAATATAGACTCAAGAAAAACATAAAAATATTCACTATTAAAAACATCTTCATATGTATATAACATTTGATTTCTAAAATTAATATTTTCAAATTTATTATTTTTAATGTATTTAGTATCTACATAATCTTCCCAAAAAATATTATTTTTTCCTGTTTTATAATTTTCTAATAATTGATCTAATATTTCAGATGATTCAATACTATTAGTATTATTATATTTTTCAAATAATTCTGAATAATTATAATTTTGACCTAAAATAGGTAAAACATGCTTATTTTCAACCAAATTATTGAAATCTTCAATAACAATAGGTTCCGTTTCTAAATTAATATCTTTTATTGGACCGGTTGTAATTGTTTCAATTACAAAATTATCATTAGTATGACGTTTTAAATTGTCGTAATATGATTTATTAGTGATATTAGGAATAGGAATAAAAGGAATATCTATACCTTTCATTGAATCTATATGAATATTTTTTTTTAAATTATTATTGAACATTTTACAACCTGCTTTTAAGTCATTCTGTATATCATCATTTTCATATTTTTTGTATGAAAATAAATCACTATCTGCATCAAAATTTTCCATATTAGGATAGAGACGATGTTTATATTCATATCTATATTTTTTATCGATTTCATTAAACGATAAATATTTTTGATTAAATTTCCAATTATAACAATTAAAGGTTGTAGTTATAGGTTTATCACCTTGATAAAATACTTTCGTATATAATTCATTATTGTAAGTAAATGGTTGTGTACTAATAGAATTAAAATTAATATTATTTTGTTTATTGTTATTGCTATGTACACTATTTCTATGAGTTTGTTTTAATATCATAAAAGGAGTATTTGCAGAATAATGTATATAAGGTCTTTTTTCTAACATAATCATTATATATTCGCCTTGACTATCTTTATTTACAAGACTTTTCTTTAAAATTCTGTTAAATTGTTGAGTATACATAAGCCTTAAATCTCCTTTCATTTCCTTTTTATAACTATCACATACAGTATTATTATTTGTATCAATACATTCAGTAGGGACTATATCAAAAGGAGGTAATCTTTCATCAGTATTTATATAATCAATATACCTTTGTGTACCCCAATCAAAACAAATTGTATCTCCTACAGCCAAATATTTATCTAAAGAATAATCAATAGAAGATTCATTTTGTGAATCAATAGAAGATTCATTTTGTGAATCAATATATCTCTTTATTTTTACAAGATAAGGATATTGTATTGGATCATAGTAACTTTTATATCCTCCATCAGTATAATGAATATAATGATCATCCGAATTCCAAATAAATCTATTATTATTACTGATATCAGAATAATCTTCAAATAAATTTTTAGTATGAATACCTTCTTCATATATTTCTCCGTATTTATATCTTGCTATTACTAATTCTCTTCCATTATTTATTGAATCGTTATCAGGGTTATGATCATTAATTAATTCATTTTTTAATTCAACTTCTATGCAATCTTTATTATCTCCACTTAAATCACATTTTTTCTTAACTATTCCTATTTCAGAATTATTAAGGCAACATTTAATATTTGTGGATTTATAATTACCATTATCGTCATTACTATGTAAATTACTACTAATAAATAATAAATCATTTTCTTCAAACATCAAATTTAAAGGGGATATAATAGGATTTGAATAAGCATATTCAATTTTTAATTTATTTGTACCTCTTTTATTAAAATTTCCAGTATTATCATATTTGATATACCCTACAAATTCGTTTTGTGTATCAATATCAAAATTATTTTTATAATTTTTAGAATTATTTCCTATTATAGGTGTTTTTTTTATTTTTACTCGAATATTACCCTTATTGAATGAACCTTTTTCAACTTTATTATTAAATTCTATATCTGTTAAAACTGCTCTTCCAGGTTTATATTTATTAAATAAAATAGTATTATTAATACCTCCTGACCATAAACTACATAATACACCATAGGCACCGTCATTAATTCCTACATTTTCTTTGATAAAATTTTTTTCAAAATTATTAAAACTAGTTGTTGTTTGTAAATTAGTACAATTAGCTATACTAGATGAATCTCCTACAACTATATTGGAAAAATCATTATATTTACTAACCTGTTTAGTATGATTATATACAAAAATATTTGTACTAGAATTAAGAGGTAAAAAATCCAGATTTTCAAAATTTACTACGTTACTTCTTGAATTTAATTTTGAATTATTATTAGTTTTTTTATTGAGATCATTAAAATTATTATATTTTGTATCTTCAGAAATGTTGAACTCTTTAGTTTCCATTATATTTTGTATATTATTTATGGAATCCTTACTTATGTTATCATATGCTTTTGATAAATTTAAGATAGATTTATTCTGGAGATAAAAGCTGTAAAAATAATCTAAATGTCCTGATACTAAAAATATAGGTTTGATATATTTTTTTCCTAAAATAATTCTATTAATTTTTTGATAATTATTAAATAAATCTTTAACTACAGTAGTATTAATAGTCTTTTTTTCTTCGACTGAACTATCCCATTCTTCTCCAGCTTTTTCGTTATATAAAGAGATAAATTCATCATAAGTTTTTAATTTTTGATCATTTTTATCAATACGAAAAACTATTTCTTGAAATTCAGCATTAAACCATTTTATATGCCCTATTGTAGTAGAAACGTTCGAGTCTTCAGCATCATCCCATTTTTGCGTACCATCATCTGGATACAAAGAAATAAATTCTGTTTGATTTTTAAATTTATTATCAATCGGATCTCTTCGATATTCTTCATCTTCAGTATCAGCTGAATTATATTGATGTACAAATTCTGCTCTTGATTTCAAAATATTATCACTAGGATCAGTTCTATATTCTTCATCTCCTGAAACGTTAAGATCATAATAAATATTATTGTAATCATTGACAGTAATTAAGTCAGTTGCTTGATTATATTTTAAACTAGCATTATCTTCAATTTTACTGGGTTTGGGATGTATATAAATTTTTTTATATGTATTCACAACCTTACTATCTAAACTTCCAGGTTTATAATTAGAATTTATAATTGGCTCTTCTTTATATATTATGTTATCTCTACCTAATGTATTTGAAAAAGTTGTTTGTGTATTTTGTGGAGGAACAAATGGAATATTATAATAAGCATTGATATCAGTTTCAGTACCCTCATACGTATCAATTAAACTTAAGTCATTTTTTTCTAATACACCTTGAAAAATTGTGGCTACTGCTTGACGATTTCTCCAATTATAACTACCTAAAGTATTAGAATCACTTCCGATTGTTTCAATATCAGTATCATACTGATTACATTCGTCATTATTAACAGTATTTAGTTCTTTTAATTTATCAATATTAAAAAAGATATCTGTACCACGAGTTAGATAACTCATATTATTGTAATTTAATGAATTCGAAGATTCAATCCAATTGTCTTCTTTAAATAATATAGAATCTTTATTTACTAACAAATATATAGTATAAGTTGGAGCAAAATCTACTAAATTTACACTTGCTTTAAAATCTCCATTATGAGCTCCTAAAACAATATTATTTTTAGGATTTAATGAATTATCGTTCAATGTCCATGATGTTGGAATAGTACTGTCAATACATAATTCATTAAATTGTATATCTGGATGTAGATACTCAAAATCAGGAATTATTTTTCTAACTTCTTCTTTATACTGAATAGAAGGATTATATAATCCTTTTGGATTATTTCTTTTACTCAATGATTCTATTTTATAATCAATCAATTCAATATTATTTAAATATATTTTATGATCGTTCTCTACAAATTCTCCAAAAATAATATTTATCTCAATTTTTGTAGTTTCAGTATAGTTTATTTTTACTGAACCAGATGCTATTATATTAGATGAATTATCTTTCTGTATGATAACATCATTTTTTTTATAAATTCTACTTTCATTAAATTTAATTATAAAATTATCTAAGACTCCCCATTCCTGAGGATCTGGTAAAGAACCATCCCACCATTGTGAACGATTTAACCAATTTCCATTAATACTATTATTATTTGGTAACTTGGGATAAAAAATTCCACTAATTTTTTGTATTTGTGGCTGTGGTGAAAATACAAATTTAAAATTTTTAGAAAAATTTGGATCAATAGTACTTGTATATAAATTATTATCATTTATAATTGAAAATTTCGAAATATAAATTTGATTATTTGTACTAGTATGTTTTACTAGTTTATTTTCTTCATTTTCATCCTTTTCATAATCATAATATTCAAAATATATCGAGCTGTCCTCATCATCTATAAATAAGCCATTTATTACTGAAACATTTAATATAAATTGATTTTGAATATTAAGGATAGTATAATTTATTTGGTTATCGCCAATAGTAATTATATCATCATTTTTAATATTTGAAGTAAATTCACTTGCTATTTTTACTACAATTTCATTTGTTAATAAATTATTATCAATTATATTACCAATTATTATATTTTCTGAATTTTTAACTAATATTGAATCTGTTATTTCACCAGGATAAGATTTATCTAATGTCAATGTAATTTTATCTAATTCAATTAATAATTCATTACGATCTATATTATAATCAATACCCTCAAATTCAAAGTTTTTTATACTATCTTTCAGTAAACTGTTAGGTTTCGTTAAAGCATTTCCTACAAGGACTTGACCATGAGCTATAATTTTTCCAGCGTTTGTTTTTTGAATAATATTTATAGGGTTATTGTTTCCTACTTTTATTTTCTTAAAATTAGTACAGTCATTAAATGAGTATGATATAAATTTAATACTTTGTTTTTTTATTGTTTTTAATAAAAATGGAGAATATTTACCACCACCGGATGTAATTATAATTTCTTTAATATCATTATTTCTTATTGTATTATCATTAAAAGTATTAATATATCCTTCGCAAATACCTCTTTTATTCCATTCACTAGTGTTACAAATTAATCTTGATGGACCTATTAATGAATTAGATACAATAACTTCTTTTACTAACAATTGTAAATTTTGTATAGGATAAAAATTATTATCTGGATTATTTTCTATATTATTAAATTCTTTTACTACATTTACATTTAAAGTTGCTCCAATACTTAAACTTAGATTAGCTGTATCAGAACCATGACGTGAATTTATTTTAGTCCATTTAAATATTCCTCTTAAATTTTTATCAATAGTTGTAGATGTTAACATTTTAATAATTAATTTACCAGAGATTTGATTTATAGATTGATCAAAAGGAATTATTCCTTTTACGGCAGGATAAATATTATTTCCTGATGCTATTTCTTCTATTAATATTGAATCACCTGTATAAAAATTAATTGGATCAAACTCATTATATGGTGATTTATCATCAGTAATTGATATAGCGCATACATAAAATGCTTTGTTTTTTAGTATTTCACTTGAATAAGGGTGAACAATTATATCAATAATATCTCCCACATCATATCCAGTACCAGGTTTAGATATTGAAATATCAGGAAATTTATTATAAAAATTTTTACTAATAATAAATTCTGCTCCATTTCCTCCAATACTATTCTTTGTTATACCCCTTAAACTTCTATAATCACTATCTAAACCATAACTTCCATCAAATTCTGTAATAATTTCTACTTTCATCACACCTCTATAATTAGGATTATTGTCATTTAAATATGAATTTGAAACATATTCACCCCGATGATGTTGATATCTTGTATCATTAATATATAACAAACTTTGTTTGATATATATTTTAGCTTTATCATTATATATTGGTTTAACATTTTTCCAGGTAAATAATGAAATATTATCATGTAAACTATTATCTGGATATTTTAATTCATTTGAATTTGTATTCTTAGGAATACATAATTGTTTTTCTACCCACCATCTTTGTCGCGTAAATGCGAATTTATAAGGTTTTTCAGGAGATTCCCAATCCGTTAATCTATAAGGATCAGTGTCATCTTGATTTTGATTAATAGCACAATTATCTTCTCTATATTTTTTCAATATCTTAATTAAATAAGCATCCGCATATTGTTCAATATTTGAATCATATGTATAATTTTCTAATTCAGTATCATAATAAGAATTTAAAGAAAAAATAGATTTGTGTGTATCTGTTATTCCCAATATATCCTGATTTCCATCATTATTAAGATCATATTGATTTCTATTATTTAGTGTAGTTTTAAAATCAACATATTTTCCAGTTGAAGTAAATTCATAGGATCTTTGTGATACATCATTTTTAGGTGGATTAGTATATGTCGAACAATCTAAACTAGGTGTTCCTATTAAATTTTCAGTTTTAGTAGAGTTAGATATAGTAATCTTTTGGCTACCGTCTGGTTCCTCTTCAAATATAGTAGTATTCTCTTGTCTAGTTATTGTACTAACATCTAATGTGTAGGATTTAATGTCATAATTATTTATATAATCTTCTATGTTTTCAATAGTTGTATCTAATACATATCCTATTAAACCACTTACAGGACGTTTATAAACTGCTTCTAATGGATCATTAACTAAATAATTATGCAATTGTGGTTCAGCTGTATCTGTTTTTTCCAATCTTTCTAAATTTTTATAGTTTCCCAACCATTTTCCATTATCTTCTTGATGTGTAGATTTCCATCCTACTACATATTGATTATTAGCATTAGACCTATTATTACTAAATGTATTCAATGAATATAATTCTCCTATGTATTCATTTCTTTCATAATCCCAATATGGATCAATTAACTTAACAGTATATTGAGTATCTGTTTCTCCTTTATTAAATTTTTCAATCGATTCTAATGTTGTATATTTTTCTAAAAATGGATTATTTATATAAACTCCCATGCCACTTATAAATGGCAAAATTGTATTAACATTTCTATTTACTGTAGTATTTGTTCCAGACACATCAGTGTACCCCCCCTCCCTAGGTCTTTCTTTAAATGGTATTACTTTAGCTCCTTTATATGCTAATTCCGATAAATTTCCAGCTCTTTTAAAAAACGAAGGACAACCGTTTTTTAAGAAATTCATACCATATGAATCCAATGGAGATACAATTAATTTAACGATAATATTCTTATTTTCAATTGATGGTTCATATTTATTTTTGAATTCTAAAACTTTTTCTAAATTATTATTATTCCAATTAAAAGGATTTTCAAAAAACCAATTTATCAATCGTTCTCTTATTCCAAAATGCATTATATTATCATTATTGAATAATTCAAAAGGCCCACGTTTTACTAAATTAAGATTATTTAAATTATTATTTGAATTTTTTCCACTATAATATATACTTTTAGAATATACTTTTTGAAAATCACTACTCAAATTTTTATTTTCTATCCATGGATTATTATTATCATCTTTTGTTACAATCGTATTTTGTTCAAAACCATCTACATCTAATTCATTTATGTTTGGATTTATAACTTTGATAACATCATATTTTTTGTTATCAATAAATGGATCTATAATAACTTCTATAAAAGTTATTTTAGGAAAAATTTCTTGATATGGTATTTTTGATTTTTCAGGATAATCATTTATAGGATTTAATCTTTCAATATAAATAGGAGGTGAATTTATACCTTGTGTAAAAATTGAAGATACATTAGTTTCTAATATTAAATAACTTCCTTCGTTTTTTAAAAAAATCGCTGATGATGTACCTTGTATAATTCTATCATTAACTTTTATTCTCGCATTTTCACTTGATGATAAATCTCCTATGGAAAATTTTAATTTTACAAATTTCTTATTTGGTCTCTTTATATCTAAAAATAATTTTAAATTACTTACTTCCGTATTTCCTATAAATGTTCCTGATACATTTTCTATTTCTATATTTATTATTTTTTTGCCAATTCCGGATGATATAAAATTTTTTATTGTACCACAAGCGACAATCTTTGGATCTACTTCATTATAATATTGTGAAACAATATCTCCTACATTTAATGGTAAATGATAGTTTTCAATCGGGTTACTTATACATATCATTGTGTCTGTACTATTAGTTTTAAATTTATCATGTAATTCATTATCAATAGAATAAGATGTTGATACATTTTTATCCTTTCCTAAACAATATTTTATTTTATTTACATTATAATCCCATATTAAATTAATATTTGAAAAAGGTACTGGAGATATATTATCTTCAAAATGAGAATATTTATTTCTTTTTATTTTTTCTATATCACTTGTATTATCTGAGGGTATATCTATTTCTCTTGTGTCACTATTATACATTGTAATTTCATTCAAATCAAAATTAATGATATTATAATAATTATTTTGAATAAATTGTATATAATTTCTAAATGGTTCTACACTTTCTATTGTTAAATTATAAACTTTATTATCGTTAATATTTCTATTAATTATTTTATGATTTTTAATATATATTCTATCATTTTTTTTAAAATTCATTTTCTCAAATGTTTCAATAACTAAATAATCTTGTAAAGTATTATTATTTAATCCTAACAAATAAGATCTATTTATATTTATTTCATTAAATTTTTTTAAATTATTTTGTGAAAAATTAAAACTTTGTTCTATTGGTATATTGAGTCTATCAATTGGACTAGTATTTTCGTCGAATATAAATTTAAATTCTACCGGTTTCGATATTACTAGATCTGTTGTTTTAACACCACTTATCCTAGATTTACTTGGAAATATAGGTTCAATCGAATAATATATATATTGAGATGAGTTTGGTGATTCTTGAATTGACCAATTATCATATTTTTTTAAAAATTTATTTAAATCCTCCGAATTTTGTTGACTTGGATCATATATCTTTTTCCATTCTTTTAAATTAATATCTAATTTATCTTTATACATAAAAGTATTAGTTGCTTTTGATATCATTTTATTTATTGAACCTAAATTTCTATATTTTTCTAATATATATGTTCCAAAACCTTTATTTATTACTTCCTCTTCAATTAATGAACAATATTCCCAACTTTCTGGTACTATCATGCCTATACAATTTGAATCTAAACCTATAATTACATCTCCTATATTAAAATTTCCTAATTCTATTTCTGTTATTAAGTCAAAATATATTTCAAAATTACCCATATCATTCACCCTATTATCATTATTTATTTGTGTTACTCTCCCAATTGTTGTTGTATTTGTAATATTTTTTATATCCGATAATTTTACAAAAGTTTCATTCAATAACATGCTACATTCTATTCCTTTTGCTAATATACTATTATTCTTTTTAAAATTAGTATTATCTTCAGGATACATTATTCTATTATTTACTGAATTTATCATTTTACTACCAAAATAATTATAATTAGTTCTTAAAGTATCACTCACTTCACTTTGTACTGTTGTAAATTGTCTATTATTTGGAGCACTCATCAGTGCATTCTTAACACTCATAATCAAGCTTCCCTCATTTAAATCTTTTTGAGATCTTGGTTCTAATTCCTTAAATCCACCTACAGTTCCTACAAAATTTTTTATTTGATAAGAATTTGAACCAGAATAATATATTCCAAATTGATATGGAATATTTGTTTTAAATTTACCATAATATCTTTCTAATTCATATGGCTTAGTTACTCTATTATAACAATTTACATTTGCCCAGCTTCTTGGATAATTTTCCTCTAAATTTGGTTTATTTGTATTTATAATAGTATTTTCTGATGATTCAAATTCAAATTTAGTATTTCCAAATAATTCCATGTCCAATCTTATTTCATCTCTATTTAATGTAGCAATAATTAGTGTATCGTCATATTTTATATTATAACTGTCATTATCATTTACTTTATCTACAATTCCTGAAACATAATCATCATTTCTTTTTGCTTGGACTTTATTACCTTTTATTAGTTTCATATTAGACTCCTGTGAATCCATATAAGGATTATTCCAAGAAAATGTTAAATTTGTTTTATAACTATCGTTTGATATATATTTTATAGGATAAAGTTCACGTTTTGAATGTGTAGCATTTCCTATCGTATTATTCCCATTTTCTGAATAATCATAACTATAACCTTCCCAAATAATAGGTTTATTATCAAAATTTTTCATAGAACCTTGGGATTCATGTAAAGGATGTTCTTTTTCCCAATTACCACCATACCATAAATTTGATGTTGGTATATTAGATATTAAATCATCCGGTTTTAATAAAAATTTTCTTAAATCTCTTTTTAATTTAAATTCTGATGTTTTATCTTCTAATTCAAATTCTTTTCCTATTTTCTCATTAAAATATTTATTTTGATCTAAATATGCTAATTCAGGTAATGGATAAATCAATCTCATATTCATTTTAAATGATGGAGCTACTTTTATAATGTGCTCTCCGTTTATTGATTCTTCTTCAATATTATCTGTATCATTCGCACCTGTTACTAGTATCTTATCTCCTGTATTTAAACTATGTCCAAATAACCTCATTGCTAATAATGGTATTCCCTCATTATAATATATCAAATTCGGATTATAGGTTTGTGTATCTATATATTTCGTTATAGGAGTATATTGTCTAACATCTATAAAATTCAAATTTTTATTAACATTTACGTTAAATATTGGTTGGAAATCTAATTTATCCAAACTAAAATTTTGCTTTTCAAATATTTTCTCCTCCCCATCATAAGTTTTTTTAAATGTTTTGGATAATTTATTTTGAAGTTCTCTTATAAAGGATTTTGTACTATATTTACCATCTGTTAATGATACCTCATAAATTGGATATCTTACCTGATTCTTTAAATTCAATATATTTGTATCTATATTTGGTACTAATGTTGGAGCTAATAATTTATCTGTCACATGATAATTTGAAGGATATATATATTTTCTTGATTCATTATAATTTTCTATTAACTCTTCATTTAATTTTGATTCTTGTTGTCCATCTTCTAATATTGATTCGAATATATGATAACCCATATACTTTGGTATATCTAAATCTTCTAGATATTTGAAATTTTTTGATAAATCATCTGTATTTTCAAAATCTAATAAATTATTATTATTATTAATATTATTTATTGTTCTTCTATCATTATTTTTTAAATTATTTGTTCCTTTATTTACCAAAGAATTCAAATAATAATAATGCCAAGGATTGTTTCTTAATAATTTTTTTATATTTCTATTATAAATTTTTTTTTGATCTAAACTTAAATTATCTATATTATCTTTATTTATATTAAAAAAAACTGAGTTTTTATACTGATCATTTGTATAATATGGCTTCGTTATTGATTCAAAAATAAAATATATAAGAGTTTTGGTTAAATTATGATACATATTTGGTAGCCAATATTTACCTTTATTACTTGTTATTGTATTATCAAATGTTTCTATTAATTCATTTTCACAACCATCTGTATGTAAACATTTTTCTGAATAATAATCACTATTTTTATTATCTAAACTAGTTATATTACTATATACTTCCCTCATATTAATCGATCTTAGTTTTCTTTCTTCAGAACATTTTGACATATCCTTGTCTGCTGTTAACTTTTCTATAAATTCATCTGAATAATTTTTCTGATTTGTCGATTGTTCCTGTATTTTATTACTATTTTTTACCAAATTATTAAAATTTATACTAGTTGAAAAAATTTTATCTGAATATAGAGATAAATTATATATATCTGTTCTATCTAATTTATTTACCCATTTCAATTTATTATTTACTTTTGTCTTTACATTAAAATTTCCTATATTTGATTTTTCTTCTCGCGAGTTTATTGTATATGCTGTATTTGGTAATATTATACTTCGTAATTTTACCATATAAACATTACTATATTCTCTTCCTAAATCTATTTTATAATGCGATGAATTTTCATATCCATTTATAAATGAAGATACTTCATTTAATATTACTTCTCCCCCTCCAAATTCTCCTTTTATTATTTGTGTTGTATTTATTTTTTCATTCAAAGATATTACAAAATAATCACTTTTATATTTTTTATTCTCCGCATACTCATATCCGGGTAACACTTGTAACGGTACCTTATATCCTATCTCCTTTATAAGATATATTTTATTTACTATATCATCATTATCAAATTCAATATATTTTCTCTGTATACCTATCTTATAATAATTATATCCATTAATTTTATCTTCTGATATATCTTTCTTTAAATTACTAAATATTAATTGTTTCCTGCCTATATCTATATCTTGATATTGAATATATTTTAATTTTCCTGTACCATTACCATTTATATCTAATATTTCTTCATAAGGACACCATACCTTTATTAAGTTACTTCCTATTTGAGTTTTAAACGGATTTATTGGTAATCTTCCTACTAATTTTTTACTTATTTGAGGGTTTTTTACTCTATTTGTACTATCTATTGTTATTGTTGTTCTTCGTAATTTCCTTTTTAACTTAAGATCTCTCTCATTTTCTATATCAAAACCATCTACTTCTTCTATATTATTATTTACTCCATTATTATTCGATCTATTACTATTACTATTACTACCGTAGCTTCTTAAAAATCTATTATCTGATTCGCAGTCATATGTATTTGTTAATATCAAATCCTCATTCATTATTGACTCTTATATTATAAATTTATTAGATATATTTAAATATATAATTAATCATTAAATAATTTTTAAAACTCATTTAGATTTTTTTCTTTAATTAAAAGAGAATTAAAGAAATTTTTTTTTAATTATCATTATACTGAATAAAATCAATAAAATAATATATTTATATTATAATATCTTTATGAATAATTTATTTCAAATATTATTTGGAGGAAATATTAAAAAAAAAAAAAATTGTAATTTAACCAATTCATCTATTAAAAGATTTGCTAGAAAAGCTGGTATTATGTATTTACCTAAAAATACATATGATAATATTAGAAAAATATTTAATAATAAGTTTAAGAAAACATTATCTGAATTAGAAAATATAACAGAATTACGTAATGGGAAAATTATTACTTCTAACGATTTCCAATTTTATATTTTAAAAAAAAAATATGAAAAATTATATAATAAATATCATAATTCTAATTTTATCGGTGGTAATGATAATCCTTCATACTGCGATGGTCCTACTAATCTTACACAATGTATGGATAGTTTAGATACATGTAATACCTTAAATGGTGGTAGTGATAATCCTTCATACTGCGATGGTCCTACTAATCTTACACAATGTATGGATAGTTTAGATACATGTAATACCTTAAATGGTGGTAGTAATAATCCTTCATATTGTGATGGTCCTACTAATCTTACACAATGTATGGATAGTTTAGATACATGTAATACCTTAAATGGTGGTAGTGATAATCCTTCATACTGCGATGGTCCTACTAATCTTACACAGTGTATCGATAGTTTAGATACATGTAATACTCAAAGAGGTGGTCAATCTACAAAAAATAAAGATTTAAATTTTCTATTTCCACATAAAACTTTTAAAAGATATTTAAAAGAATATAAAAATACTGATTTTAAAATATCTAATAAATTTGCAATAAAATTACATTTATATTTGGAAAATTATATTCATCATACACTTGTCAAAGCTTCTTTACTTGAAAATAAATCTAAAAATTTAAAAATATCATTAGATAAATTTTTATAAAAATAAGTTCTCGATCCAATTGTTTATATCATTTATCCCAATATTATTTATAATACTAATCATTACTAATTCTATATCATATTTTTTTAATTCTAAAATATTATATAATTCTACTTTTGATATACTATTTATATCTATTTTATTTCCTATTACTAATATCGGTACTTTATAATTTACTAATTTATCTATCTCTATTTTTACTTCATCTAATTTTTCAATATCTGTACTATCAATTATAAATAATATACAATCTGATGTATATGAATAATTTTTCCATAAATTTTTTGCTAATTTATGACCACCGATATCATATACTTTATAAATTAGAGTTTTATTTTTATTTAAGAATTCACAAACATTCGGTTGATTTGTAGGTGCTAAACTTTTTATTTTACCATCTTTTAAAAATTTTACTAAAGTACTCTTACCCGAATTTTCTAAACCTAATATCAATAAATTTATTTGTTTTTTTTCTAAAAAACTAAAAATATAATTATATAAATCAACTGATAACTTCGATAAATAATTTAACATATAAATATTATTATATAATTACTTTATATAATAATATTTATATTTTATATAACAAAAAATTTGATTTATATTAATATTATATTTTTTCTATAATTAAAAAAAAAGAAAAAAAATTACATGAATTATCAAGGCCAATACGATAAAAATGATAAATTATTCATCTTTGATAATACTGATCTAAATAATATGATGCGTACCAATACTTGGCATAATAGTATAATAAAGACTAATGATTATAGTTCTAATACTGATACAAAATATAAGTTACATGCTACTGGTGATATAGACCTAACAAATGGTCGAAAATACATAGCATTACCTTCTAATGTAAATCCGAAAGATCCTAATATTAAGAGAAAATATAATTTAATGTAATAATTTACATTAAAATTATTTTATTATATATATAAATATTTAATATGAACGACAAAAATATATCTGATGATTTATTTAAAGTCCAATTCATATCTGGATATAATTCTGATAGTAATATAGATTATAATTGTATTAAATCTAGACCTATTATAAATACACGAAAATTAAAAAAAAAAGATTTAACTATTAATCAATGTGTAAAATATCAAGAAATAGATTATCTTAAAGAAATTCTTAAAATTGTATATGAAGCTAATAATAATAATAAAATAAATAAAAATGAATATTATCCTAACATTGAATTTATTTTTTATAAATTATCCAATATACCTAATTCTAATATCTTACCTGAAAAATTAGAAATTTATATAAAATATTGTTTATCAGAAAATTTTTTAGAACGAAGTGAGACAAATAAATGGTCTTACAAATTAGGAACTAATGGTCATAATATTATTTATAATTCTCATAATAATAATCTGAATCAAAATGATACAATTATTAAACTAAAAACTAGATGTAATGAATTAGAAAAACAATGTAATATAATGTCAATTATTTTGGATCATCATAATCTTAAAAATTTATATATGAAAAAAAATTCTGAAAATTATGATATTGATAATCTATTATAGTATTGATATTTTAATCTATTTTTTTAATGTTAATTTTTTTTTACTTGAAGATAAACTTCCACTATTCTTTTTACTATAATCTTTTATTTCTTTACTAAATAAATCTCTATAATTATTTAATTCACTACACCATATCTCTTTTTCTGTTTTTGATTCTAACTCTTTTACTTCTAATTCTTTTAAATTTTTTTCATTAGTTAATTTCTCAATCTCTTCTTTTGTTAATTTATATAAATTCATATTAAGTAGGTAATCATAACTCTTAGATTCATCTGATTCTTCAGTTTTTATTGATAATTGTGGATATTCTTTTGATTCTAATAATTCATAAACTTCTTTTTTTGTTTTATTTCTAATATCAATAGTTTCGTTTATTATTTCATTAATAAACATTACCTTATATTTTATTATATTAAGTTCTTTATTTAATTTTTCCAATAAATAGGCTTTTCTTTTTACAAATAATGTATATCTAAAATTATACCATTCATCTATTATCTCTTCAATATTTGAATATTTTTTTATCATATTATCACAATTAAATAACCACATATTACTTGTGTTAATTTTACAATATAACTTAAGAACTTTTTCTATATTTTTCATATTGTCTATATTTGGTTTGATTAATATTTTTGCTAATACATTAGGACAAAATCTTAATGTAATATCTACTGTCGATTCTGAACTATTATCTGTAAAACCCTTAATAATGTGTGAACTATCTTCTTTTCCTTTATCAATTGTTATTTTATCTAAAAATTCAATATATTTTTCAGTCCATGTTCCTATTGGTAATTCTATTATTCTAATTTCTGTGCAACTAAGTTTTTGATAAGCACCCTTTGATAAATAAGTTCCTGGTGATATTTCTTCAATCGTACCAGTAAATCCTCTGTACCAAGGTAATATTTTTTTACTGTCTTTATCTTCCATTTTATTTTTTATATATTCTATAAGATCTAACGGATTATAACAAGGTATACTACTACTAAATCCAGTCCCAATCCCTTCACCACCATTTATAAGTATATTGGGAAGAATTCCACAATAAGATTCTGGTTCAATCTTCATACCATCATCATCCAAATGTTTATATAAAGGATCATCTGAAGAATTGAATAAAATTTTTGTTAATGGTGATAATTGAGTATAGATATATCTGGATTGCGCGGCGTCTTTACCTCCTAATAATCTTGTACCAAATTGTCCAATAGGTTCTAATAAGTTCATATTATTAGAACCAACAAAGTTTTGTGCTAATCCTACAATTGAACCTTCTAACGATTTTTCACCATGATGATATGCTGCTTTTTCAGATACATAACCTGCTAATTGTGCTACTTTTATTTCACTAACTAAATTTCGTTTAAAAGCACTGTATAATATTTTTCTAGTAGATGGTTTTAAACCATCTCTTAATGATGGAAGACTTCTATCATTATCATAATTTGAAAAATGTTTTAATTCTAATTCTATAAAATTATTACAAGACATCTTACTTTCATTATAATCAGGTATAGCATTTCTATCATAATTTTTTAACCATTCTTTTCTGTCATCCGCTCTATCTTTTCTAAATGCTAAATCTATTTTATTTAATACTAATTTATTCTTTACATCATCTAATTTATTAGTATCTATCTCTTCACTTAATTCTTCATTTTTTTCCTCTATATCATTACTCAACTCATCTCTATAATAATCAATTATACGCATGTCTTTAAAATATTCTTTTGCTTCATTTGTTGTGGAAGTACCTAAACCTTTATAATATTTTACATTCCATCCTTTCAGATCTTGTATTTTCCATTTTTCATAATCCTGTATTGTATAGAATGATTTTTCTATTTTTCCCTTTTTTATCTTAATGATTGGAGTAATCATCGAACATAAAAAACCTTGATCTATCAATAACGGCCAAATAGAATCAAAGACATTTATAACTAGTCCTTTGATATGTGAACCATCTAAATCTTGATCCGTCATAATCATAATTTTTCCGTATCTAAGAGGCCAACTCTTTTCTAACTCTTCTTTTGTATAGTTTTTATTTGATTGCAAACCCAAAATTTTTTTAACATTCGCAATTTCCGTATTTTTTAATATTTCATTACTACTAGCATCTCTTACATTAAGAACTTTACCTTTCAATGGAAATACTCCATATTTAGTTCTTCCTATTACTGATAGTCCTGCTATAGCCATTGACTTTGCTGAATCTCCCTCTGTTAAGATAAGTGTACATTCTTTTGATTTTCTAGTACCTGCATCATTCGCATCTGATAATTTTGGTACTCTAATAAAACTTGTTTTTTTTCCATCTGTTTTTTCTAAATTTTTATTCTCTTTAAAATTTGTTTGTGATATAATTTTTTCTGTAATATCACTCTTATATAATTTTTCTATAAATTTCGGTGATAATTCTATCCAATGACCAAATTTCGATTTATTTGTTTTTAATGTTTCCTTTGTTTGTCCGTCAAAAACTGGATTAATTATTGTAGAATTTAGATAAATAGATAATTGATTTTTAACATAAGCTGTTTTAACTGTTATTTTTCTTTTCTTTTTTATCATATTCGCTAACTTTTCTTTAATTTGATCTACCACAAAATCTACATGTTTTCCTCCTCTAATAGTATTTATTCCATTTACAAATGAACGTTGTTCAAATGTGTCATTATCGTTATCTGTTGCTACTACTGTCCATCCATCTTGATCTTCTATTACTTTATTTCTTCCATCATTAATATATAAATTTACATATTTTTCAAATGTTTTTTCTAAAATTTTATCATTATTTAAATAAACACTTACGTCTCTATCTGAACATGCTGCTATATCATAAGCTCGTTTTTTAAATAAAGCTATATGATTATTATCTAATTCTTCTAAATGAAACCTTTTTAAATCAGGATACCAAGTAATTTTTGTATATGGCTTTCCACTAAATGACGTTATCTTTGGTTTCGTTTTATCTGCCATGTTATTCGTAAATATTTGATTATATTTTTTTCCTCTTTTTTTATCAACTGTTTCAATCTCTGTTTTCAGTGAGTAGATATTTGCTAATTTTGCTCCATATCCATTTCTTCCACCCCATTCTCGCTGCTCATCATCATCATAATTTGTCGATGTTAATAAAGTTGCAAAAATTAATTCTGGAGGATATATGTTATGTTCTGGTAATAATTCTATATCAATACCATCTCCATCATTCCATATTGATACACTATTATTTTCCTTATTAATATCAATTTTTATACATGTTACTTTTATTGCTGTCTTTTCTCCATTAGCTATTTTTTTTAATTGTCGTTTACTGTGATCAAACGCATTTACTACTAACTCATCAAAACATTTATAAAATGCTGGACAAAATTTAAAGTTTCTCTTTTCTATTTTTTTATTTTCTAAATTTTCATCATTTAAAATATCTAATTCAATTTCTTCTAATTCTGTTGATCCTACATAACTATCCGGTTTCTCTAAAACATGCTCTACATGAGTCATCTTTTTATAAATTTCTCCTACTGTTTTCTCTTCTGTATTACTACCTTTTTTCGGTAAAACTAACTTTTCAAATGTACCTTCTGCTACATCTTTTTTTAAAATTAATTTTTTCTTTATCCCACTTAAATTATTTGAACTAGAACTACTATCAGTTGAAGAAGAATCTGACATTTATTGATTTATTATGTTTAATTTTTAAATAAAAAAAATTTAATCAAATTTATTTCATTATCATTAAACAAACTACTATTATTTAAAATTAACACTTAAAGTAAATCTATTTATATATGAATTCTAATACTAATACTAATTATATTTGTAGAATTTGTCTTCAAGAAGATCATCCAAATAATATGATATATCCATGTAAATGTAATGGTACATCTAAATATGTCCATAAAGATTGTTTAAATCAATGGAGAATGATGTCTGATAATACTGATGCTAAATATAAATGTTTTGAATGTAATTATGAATATCAAATTATCAATTATCCAGATTCACCATCATTATTATCTACTTTTTGTAAATTTTTATCCAATAATTTAATTATTTTTCTTTTTTTTAATTTTTGTATAATATTATTAATATCACAATTATTATCATTAGATAAAGAATATACATTAATTAAAATTTTTACTAAGAATATTAATCAAAATACAATATTATATTATAATTTTATATGGGCTGATATATTCTATGCAATATTATTATTTTTCGTTGGATTAATCAATTTTATTTTTTCTATCAAAAATAAAAAATTATATATTAAATATTGCTTCTACAATAAAATTCATAAAATTTTATTTTTTATTATTCTTTTATCTATAATTTTTGCATTAGATTCAATTATAGGTTTTATGGCATTTACATTATTTCTTCAGATTATTATTAAATATCATTTTATGTTTTCTGAAAATATTACTGAAGCAAATCTTCTAGAAATTTCAAATTATAATGCTGATGAAAACCAAAATGAATTACCTTAATTATTCTATTAACAAACTTTTATATTAAAAAAAAACAAAAACAAATCATTTATACATTATTTTTTTTTTTTATTTTTATTTGTTTAATATAAATGATAAATCATCTTATGAGAATATGTCCATTACATGGTAAACAACGATTTTATAACTATATATGTCCATATTGTTATAGAGAACGTATTCAAAAATATATTAATACTATTCAACCTCGAAATCAAACATTTACTCAAATTGATAATTCACAACCTACAATTATTAATTCAAATAGAAATGTATCTCAACAACAATCTAATAGTAACGATTCTAATAGAATAACACAACGACAAAATAGTGTTGATTCTACTAGAATTATTTCTCCTAGAATTCGACAAAGATCAATCAGTGTCGACTCTCCTAGAATCACACTAACATCAAATAATGTAAATTCTACTAGAATCAGACAACGATCAAATAGTGTTGATTCTAATAGAATCAGACCACGGTCAAATAGTGTTGATTCTAATAGAAATACACCACTATCAAATAGTGTTGATTCTAATAGAATTACACCACTATCAAATAGTGTTGATTCTCATAGAATTATTTCTCCAAGAATTAGACAACAATCAATCAATCATAATTCTAATAGAATTCGACAAAGATCAAATAGTGTTGATTCTACTAGAATTTTTTCTCAAAGAATTCGACAAAGATCAAATAGTGTTGATTCTAATACTACTATTTCTCCTAGAATTCCACAGCAATTAAATAGTATTATCTCTCCTAGAATTCGAATACGATCTAATAGTACTGAATCTATTAGAATTAGAGAAGTATCTTCTAATATAATTTCTCCTAGATTCTATCGTTCTAATAGTGCTGAATCTATTAGAATTAGACATCAATCTTCAAATAATTTGGAATCTAATATAATTAACCAAAATAGAAATCCTTATTCTTTAAGATCATCTAATGATGCTATTCCTAATTTACCTATCTCTCCTTTATCACCTAATCTTTCATTTAATCGATCTCAATCTCGAAGAAATCATAATTTAAATACAAATATAACAAGAACTTTAAGAGATATTGCTGAAGAAGATAATAGACGTATTCCTGATTCAAGAACTTTATTGGTAAGAGGTAGTAATGGTCGATTACAACGTTATTTGAACAGAAGAGTATCGCGTAATAATAATTCTACTTATGAACAACAAATTAATACTGTTACTACAAATTCTTTTGAAGAAAGTATCGATAATATTACTAAAAATCCCATTGATAAGACAATATTAAAATTAAAAACAAGTAAATTTAATATTAATACAGTCGTTTCACCTAATATATCTAAAAATTGCTGTATTTGTATAAATGATTTTATTAATCAAGAACAAGTTAGAATTTTACCATGTTTTCACTATTTTCATATAGATTGTATTGATACTTGGTTCCAATCAAACAATTCCTGTCCATTATGTAAAGAAATTATAGATTAATTCATATTTTATTACTATTTTAAAAATAAAAAATACTTAAAAATTATTATTATATATTATAATATTTGTATGATTTATGATATAAATAAATTTTATGATATGTTTTCAAATTTAGATAAGGAAATTATTGATATAGTATGTGAACAAAATATTAATCCTACTTTAATTTTTGATAAATTGCTAGAAATTTCTAATGCTAATGATCATTCACTTTCTGATACATCTCAACATGATTTACCTACATCTTATATTATTGATCAACCTATTGAAATCGAAAATTATATGATATCTACTAATGATAATGTAATACCTATTAATAATACTAATAATTCTCAAGATACTGAAGAACAAACTAAGTGTCCTTGTATAAATCTATCATCTTTTTATAATGTAGATATTGACAAAAATCAAAACATTAAATATACTAAACTTAATACTAAAGATAGTGACGATGAAGATGAGGATGAACTATTTAAATTATAGATGAACTACTCCTTTTTTCCATTCTCAATATTTAATTCTAATAGTTTTTCATTTTCTTTGATGATCTTTTTCCTCATAAAGCTAATCCCGATGTAGAAAATTATGATTTTGATTTTGCTATTAATTTATTAAAAAACCTGTAATCTATACATCCTACTCAATATAACAATGTTGGTATTCCAAACAAAGATGCATTTGAAAAAACAAAACTTGGAATTCCTAATAATTTAATGCCTTATATTATACTAGTAGCTCCCTATATCTGAGAAGAAATAATTGTTTTTGGTAATGACTATAATACATTGGATGGTACTGATGTTCTAGATTATATATATAAGTTGATAATATAACACAACGTCATATAGATGCTTTATATAAATTAGATCTAACAGAAAATCAATGTTTTAGTTATAATTTTGGTACTGGTAAAGCTTTTTCTGTTTTACAATTAATAAATTTTATGGAAAAAGCATCAGGGAAAAAAAAATAATTATAGTTTAGCAGATAGGCGTATTAGAGATTTAGGAACTGTATATTATCATCCATATAAAGCAAATAAAGAATTAGGTTGGTATCTAAAATATAATATAGATGATATGTGTAATACAGTTTGGAAATGGCTATTAAATATATATATATATATATTGAATCTATAAATTTAAATACTGATTTATATATTCAATTTGATATTACATTTAGAAATTTATTAGATATAGTTTATTTAGTTAATGAATCTAATTCATTATTAATACATTCTCGAAAATGTTATGCTACTCTTAATCGTTTTTCTTAGTTAACAGCCTTTCAATTTCATCCTTATTAATTTTAAATTTTTCATTGTCAATCATACGCTGTCCGAAAAATGCACTTCTAAGTGCACTTCTGGCAGCATCTCTCCTGGCTGCCGCCCCGTTCCTGGGCTCGCGAATTTGTCGGTTAAGGGACGTCCTCAAGAAATGTAAAGTTGCAGTGCATGCCGCCTCGGTCGCTTCCCCCACTAAATTGAGTATCCGATTTTTTTCGGTTTCTATTTCCGCGGCATTGCGCTGATCGGCAGTTGGAATCTTATTCTCTTGTTGTTTTTTTACATAATTATTTAGTTGTTTTCGATCCGAGTCTCTTCGCTTTTCATTGTCTACTATATGGTAATAATTACCACACACATCGTTCTCACATTTATCACATCCATGCCAACGACAATATTGGTGTTTAACTTCGTTAGTAATAATTTTTCTTCCTGAGTCAAGCCAGTGTTGACGAAAGTCACCGCCGTTGTTAATTAACTGTCTCACTTCCGTTTCGCCACACCGCTGCTTTGCACATGCAGCATTATCTTGATAGATACCTGGGCGCAACGGGTGCTCTTCCTCATCATCAAAGTCAAAGTACTGAATCGGCCCCAGACGACGTTGAGCTACTCGGTCATTCAAATAAGCAACGCCCCTATTTTCAATTTTTCTGTCAGTAAGATAATAATCAAGCATTATCTCATTTATTATATTTTGATCTGTAATTCTTTTCCTTAATTGATCTAATATATCTAAACAGAAATATATTACTTTATATCTTTCAAATGTAACATCCACTCCCTCCCGAGGCTGATAGTTTGCCCGCCGACTAATTGGGATATATTCTTTATCATGACTTTCTGTAAAATCTCCATCAGCCACCGTACACAAAATTTTACCAATTCGTTTAATAAAATTTTTTAGTGGAGTCCCAGATTCAGCGAATAAAGCATGCGAACTACCAGTTAACTCATCCGTTTTGACGTGCCATTGACCCACAATATGAACATGCCACTCTGTCGAAAGCCCCATAAGGTACTCCTTCTCCTCCTTAATAAGGCTTTTTTCGGCGCCCGGCTTTCTGAAATGAGCTATAGTATTATCTATGGCCACATGAACTATGGTCTGTATCTCCACCGCACTAAGTTTTGTACTATCCTCCTCCGCTGTGCTCTGGCGAGCTTCGTCGAGCACACGCACACAAGCGACCGCGCCATCGGGTATCTTGAGGTTCTCATGCTTGATCTGTTGTACCTCCGAATTTTTTAACAGCACCTCGTAGAGGCCGAGCGTGTCGTCCCACGAGCTGACATACACCGACTGGCCGTTGAGCTCGGGCGAATCGATGAGGTCGGTCACTACGAGTATCGAGCCCTTCTCAAACCGCTTCTCCGTCTTTGTGCTCTTTAGTTCTTCGTTTGTTACGTTTATACATACGGCGTTTTTCAAGACATCATCGCCTGCTTCTGGTATCTCGAGTTTCTCGGGCAGGACCATGCCCTCCCACTGCGATTGTACGGACTTTACCCCGTAGCGGCCGCGCCTGTCGTTCCAAGAGACAACTTTCACCAATATGTTGTTTAAATCGGGGTTATTATTCATGCCAGTTAGCACGAATTGCTTGCCCACCTTTTTTCGAGCCTGCTCTGCCTCTGCCCAGCGCTTTGCCCACTCCTGCTCTGGCTCTGGCTCTGTCGGCGCTGATGCCCACTCCTGCTCTGGCTCTGTCGGCGCTGATGCCGACCCCTGCTCTGGGTACGGCACTGATGCCCACTCCTGCCACAGGGCTCTCGAAAACCCGTTCAGGCTTTCGACAGGAATGTTGGAGACGTCGGAGCATAATTGCACTACTTCGGAGAACTTATCTCGTGCTTCCAATGGCGCTTGCGATGGGTCGACTTCATTCAGCATGTCGATGATGGTCACGCTGAAAATCTCGGCATCCTCCTCCTCCATTCCGAGTTTGGTGAGCTCTGTCGACAACCACGCCGAGATAGCCAACCCCTTTGTCACTGGACTGCGCTCTGCCTTTTCGTCCTCCTGCACGGCACTACATGGCACACTGCGCTCTGCCTTCTCCTGTGCAGCCACCCCCCCAATTAAGACTTTTAAATACTGTTTTAATATTTTGTTACCTAATTCTGAATTAATATTGACTTTTCTTCCCGTTTGTGGATTCACTATTTTATTATACATATATATATATAATAATAAAAAAAAAATAAAAAAAAAATAAAAATGATAAATTAAATATTTTTTTTTATTTAATCCAAAAATAGCTCATCTATTAGAGAATACTATTTAATACCTATTAATAATACTAAACTTAATACTAAAGATAGTGACAGCTTTTAGAATTTATTTATAGAAGAAAAAAAAAATTGATTGTAAGATTTATATTTATTTTTTAAATCAAAAATGAGTAATAATAAATCTATTCAATTAGGTTTATGTTGCCTTAATATTACCCTACGACAAGCTTATCCATCTATATATCCTTCTCGATCTATTATACAAAGAATTATTAAAGAAAAAGGACTTGATGAAGTTAAAACAAGAGTTATTGAAAATTGCAAAGATTTAATAAAGATGATAGAATGGAATGAAAAAAATGGAATTAAGGTCTTTCGAATTACTTCTGATCTTTTTCCTCATAAAGCTAATCCCGATGTAGAAAATTATGATTTTGATTTTGCATTAGATCTATTAAAAGAAGCAGGTAATCTAGCTAAAAAATATAATCAAAGAATTACAATGCATCCTGGTCAATATAATGTAGTGGGCACTCCTAATAAAGATGCATTTGAAAAAACAAAACTTGATCTGGAATATCAAGCAACTCTTCTTGATTTAATGGGAATGGATAATAATTCTGTAATGGTTGTTCATGGAGGAGGTATTTATGGAAATAAGGAAAAAACAAAAGAAAGATGGTGTGAACAATTTTATCAATTACCAAATAATGTTCAAAAACGATTGGTATTAGAGAATTGTGAAAAATGTTTTTCTATACAGGATTGCTTAGATATTTCTGAAAAAATCAATATTCCAGTTGTATTTGATAGTCACCATTTTATATGCTATAATATACTTCATCCTTTAGAATGTCTTAAGGATGAAGAACATTATATCCCGCTAATTTTACAAACCTGGCAAAAAAGAAATATAAAACCTAAATTTCATGTTTCTGAACAAGGTAATGGTCGATGTGGGCATCATTCTGACTATATCGAAAATATACCACAATATATGTTAGATATTCCTCATAAATATGGAACTAATATTGATATCATGATTGAAGCAAAAATGAAAGAGTTAGCTATATTTAGATTATATGAAAAATATCCACATTTAAATTGTAAAAAAAAAAAAATTGTATTTAAATTAAAAAATTCTAGTTCTTAGTGATATGATATTCTCGAAAATTCAATAACTTTTCTCTTATTTCCGTCTCATAACGTTTATCTAATTGTTTATCTCCTTTATCGTATACCTTCATAAAATTTTCAAATTTTCTTTTTCCTTTTTCATCTAATGTTTTCGCATCTTTTTGTATTTCAAAATTACTATCTAACATATTGTAACTTTTTTCAACCATATCATTTATTACCTCTTTCTTTTCCCTTTTTACCCACATCTCTTTTTCAGCATTATAAACTAATGCTTTCGAAGTCTTATCATCCTGTATTTTAGCATTCCAATTCTGTGGTTTTTTAGGATTAAAATGAATATCTTCTACTAATGTTGTTATTGCTGAAAATGGTATATTAAATAATTCTCTAAAATATCTATCTGTTAAGTAACTTAAATCTTCCTTTCCAAAACCATTTATATTAATATTTATTTGTTTATTGTCATTTATAATACTGTTATCTGTATTATTTACACTGTTATCTGTATTCGTTGTATTATTTCCTGCCTTTTTCATTAGTATTTCTATCTGTTTTTTCATAAAATCCATGTGTTCCTTATTATATCCTATTAGTCTTTCCATTTCTGCGTCTTTTTGAGCTAATTTTTCTTCTAAGATTTGGTCTTTTTGAGCTAATTTCTCATCTTTCTCTGCTAGTTGTTCTTTTAGTTGAGCTAGTTCATCCTGTTTTTTTAACTTTTCTTTACAATATTTTGATTCATGCAGATATTTGGATTGTTTATGGCTAAAAACTTTATTACAATATCTACACTCTAGTATATTATTGTGTTTGGTAGTATTTTTATTGACTGGGTTATTGACTGGGTTATTGACTAAAAGTTGAAAATTATTGACTTCTGTATTGACTTTATTGGCTTTTATCTCTAGCTCATGTTTTAAGGTTTCAATGTCAATATCTTTTAATATAGGTTTACACGCTATCTTCCTATTTAAATGTTTTAAAAAATTACCTTTATGTGTCTCAATATGTCCACAACGTTTACACTCAAATATCATTTTATAATATATAATTACATTTTATTTTTAAATATTTATAACAAAATAACAAAAATAACAGAAATATAACAGAAAAAATGTTAAAACGTTAATTTTTAAAACCCCAGAGAGAGAAATTTTATTTTGGAAAATTTGAAAACGAAAACGAAAATGAAGGTGAACTTTTTTTGGTTTTTTTGGACCTCCTATTTTCAGTCTCACATCAAAAAATAACTCCTTAAATTATTTAATATTAATTATATATATCAATACTACTCCTTCATCTTCAGTGTTTTATCTAAAATAGTTAATTAGAATAAAATTTTGATTGATCGAAAATTCCATTATGACATATTATGATGTCAAAATCAGATGTACACTATCATAATGATGTAATGTCTCCTGATTTACTACAAAAAGTAACTCAGGAAGTATTAAATATAGATTGGTGTATACCTCCAGCTGGTATTCCAGGTAATCATCCTCCCAGGTATGTAGCAGCATTGGGTGACGGATCAAAAATATCCTCAAAAAATAATAAAATTTTCTATTCTTATCCAAGAAATTTCCCCAAAACTACTAGTTATCCTTTGTTTCAGTGTGCCAAAAATAGTTCGGCTCATTATAAAATGAAAAAGATACCAAAAAACTTATGTTATTTAATAAAAATTATAAGAAATTTGGTACAGCAATCCTATAATAATACAGCTATAAATGTTAATGATATGTTTAATGTTTGTGTTTGTAATTTTTATACAGAAGATAATCATCAAATATCAGATCATCGTGACGACGAACGTTGGTTACAATATAATGAATTAGATGCAAACGGACAACCATTTGCATCTATAATTGCAAGTCTTACTATTTATCCAGAAGATATACCTAATGTTCTCAGAAAATTTCAAATTTATGATGATAATATTCAAAAATGGATTACTAACGATCTAGAACATAATTCTATTTTACTATTTAGCAATCATCGTCATAGAGCTCCTAAGGTAACAAACGGTAATAGTTGTAAAAGAATTAATATTACATTTCGTACATTAGCACCAGGGTTATTAGGGCTAGTTGGTTATGGTAATTTTTACAGATATATGAGTATACCTTATAAAATTAGTTGTGTCAATTCCAAACATATAGATCAAAGTCAACAATTTATTCAATCAGCTATAAATTCAAATAATTTCAATAATCGATCTGCTTATGATCCGAATATACCCATAATAGAAGAGGATGAAGAAGAAAGAAAATTATTAAAAGCAAGAAAAAAAGAAGGAAAAGAACAGTATTTACCAAAATATGTAAAAAGTTTATGTACAGTTGAAAATTATACTAATTTTGAAACCTAATTTATATCATTATCATTAAATAATTTAAGCTCATCGGGTAATATTATTGATGGAAGATTATCATCCAAATCTTTTTCTTCAGATAATGTAGAAGTTTTATCTAAAGTTTTTTCATGAGTTAATGTTCCTATTTTTTTTTTAAATTTGATAATTTTTTTCTTACAATTTAAATCAGGATATTTTTCATATAGTTTAAACATTGCTAATTCTTTCATTTTTGCTTCAATCATAATATCAATATTAACACCATATTTATTTGGAATATCTAACATATATTGTGGTATATTCTCAATATAGTCAGAGTGGTGTCCACACTTACCAGATCCTTGTTCAGAAACGTGAAATTTAGGTTTTATATTTCTTTTTTTCCATGTTTCTAAAATAAGAGGGATATAATAATTTTCATCTTGTAATTTTTGATCAGGATGAAGTTGATTATAACAATTATAATGATGACTATCAAATACAACAGGAATATTGATTTTATCAGATATATCTAAGCAATCTTGTATAGAAAAATCTCTTTCACAATTTTCAATAACTAATCTTTTTTTTACATTTTCAGGTAATTGATGAAACTGATCACACCATCTTTGTTTTGTTTTTTCTTTATCACCATATATCCCTCCTCCATGAACTACCATAACAGAATTATCATCCATTCCCATTAAATCTAAAACAGTTGCTTGATATTCTAGATCTAATATTGTTTTTTCAAAAGCATTTTTAGTAGGTGAACCGACTACATTATATTGACCAGGATGCATTGTAATTCTTTGATTATATTTTTTGGCTAAATCTCCTGCTTCTTTTAAAAGGTGAGAGACAAAATCAAAATCATAGCTTTCAACACTGGGATTAGATTTATGTGGAAAGATATCACTAGATATCCGAAAAACTTTGATACCATTGTTTTCATTCCATTCTATCATTTTTATTAAATCTTGGCAATTTTCATAAACTCTTTTTTTAAGCTCATCTATTCCTTTTTTTTTTACAGTTGTAGATATAATACTCCTTGTAGCATAAATAGGGTTTTTTTTATCATTTTTAAGTGTAATATTCATACAACATAATCCTAATTGAATTGGTTTATTAACACTCATTAATTAATTATTGTAATATTTAATAAATCATCAAATTTTCTTTATATATATATATATATGACTAAAGATATAGATTATAAAATATGCAGTAAAGGAGATCCTTGTTGGAAGGACTATATATATATAGGACCAGAACCAGGAGTAAAAGGAAGTTGTATTAGTGAAAAAAATTTATGTAAAAAAAAAACAGCAAGAGCAAAAGGCTATGAATGTAAAGTAAAATTATTAGAAGAAAAAAAAATAACATGTGATAATAATAAATCAAATAAAAAAACAGAAAATAAAAATTTTGACATTAATGATTACAAAAATTGCCTATCTGAAGCCCAAAATAAATTTCAAAATAATAAACTTAAATTATGTCCAAGAGGATATTGTACCGCAAAACATACTTTTGAAGTATATCCATCGGCATATGCGAATGGATATGCGACAAGTGTTTGTAAAGGTCAAAAACCAGACGCATTAGATAAAACTTTTGAAGATAAAGAATATATGAAGAAATTAGAAGTTAGAAAAAGCAAAAAGAAGGAAGATTCACTACAAAGATGGTATAAAGAAGAGTGGGTTAATATTTGTGAAAAGGGGAAAGGACCAGGTGGATTTGCTGTATGCGGCTCAGGAGATGGTATAGATAATCCTGATAAATATCCATATTGTAGAGCATATTATAAACTTGATAAAACAGATGTAGTGACCGTAGAAGAGTTAACAAAATATTTAACCAAAGAAGAATTTGAAAATTTAAAAAAGGAAATGTGTGCAAAAAAAAGAAGTTTAAAACAAGGTATTGATGGTAAACCAACAAGAATTAATTTGCCTAAATGGGTATATAAGAAAATAAAAAATGAGCGTAATAAATCTAATCAAAAAGCAGGAGGTAATACAGTTAAAATACCATTAAATGTAAAACAAGAAGCAAAAAAAGGTATAATCCTTCATGAAAAAGGCTTTGCAGGAGGAACTAAAACAGGTTGGGATAGAGGATATCAATTATCAAATGATTCAGATATAAGTGTAAATGATTTAGCAGATATGCGTACGTGGTTTGCAAGGCACGGCCCTGATGCCAAAAATGGAGGAACATCTTATCCAGGATATTGTAAATGGTTAGCGGATAATAAGAATCTTGATGATAATCAATTGAATAAAAATTCATATAGAGGAGCTGTATCATGGTTAATTTGGGGAGGAAATCCCGCATATGTATGGCTTAAAACTCCAGAAATAAGAAAATTAATAGAAAAAAAATTTCCTAAAAGAAAGAAATCTCCTAAAAATAATAATTTAGGTTACTAAATTAAAAAGCTTTTTTTCCAGTAAAATAATTACCTAAAATCAATGAATGTATATCAAATGTGCCTTCATATGTATTGACAGTTTCCAAATTAATCATATGACGAAAAATATTATAATCAAACGATATACCATTTCCTCCTAAAATATCCCTAGATTCTCTTGCTATTTTTAATGCTTTGTAGCAATTATTTCTTTTTACGAAAGAAATCATTTCAGGATTATAATCATTATTATCTACTTGATTTGCAACTTGTAAACTTGCAAGTAAACCTAGATTATATTCAGATACCATATCAGCTATTTTATTTTGACATAACTGTTTTTCAGCTAAAAATTGACCAAATAATTTTCGATCTAAGGAATAATTAATTGCGGTTTCAATGCATGATTCTGCAGCCCCCATAGCACCAAATGAAATTGCTAATCTGGCATTATTTAAGCAAGAAAATGGTCCTTTCATTCCAATTATATCTAATTTATTTTCTTCTGGGACACAAACATTATTCATAAATATCATACCAGTTCTAGAAGATTTTAAAGACATTTTATCATATATTTCAGTAGTTTCAATCCCATTCATTGTATTATCTAATACAAATCCATTTATTTTACCTTCAAATTTTGCCCAAATAATATAAACATCTGCGATAGGAGCATTTGTAATCCACGTTTTTGAACCATTAATGATAAATTTACCATCACGATATACAGCATTAGTTTTCATATTACTGGCATCAGATCCTGAATCTGCTTCAGTAAGTCCAAAACACCCTATTTGATTTCCGGATGCTAGACAAGGTAAATATTTATTCTTTAAAAGTTCGTTTCCATATTTATATATAGGATTCATTACAAGAGAAGATTGAACACTAAACATAGATCTATATCCACTATCTATATATTCAATTTCTTTTGCTATTAATCCATACATTTTATAAGTACTCCCTAAACAATTATATTCATTTATTGTAGGACCTAATAAACCTAAATTGCCAAATTGTTTAAATACTTTACGATCAGCACCTCCATTTTTATAATCATCTTTTAAAGAAGATGATAAAAAATTTTTACATAATTTTCTAACACTATCAAGTATCATATTTTCTGTAGTTGTTAGATTAAATGCATTTTTAAAAAGATTTATATTTGCCATATTTTGACTTAACCTAAATATATATAGATAAATATATATTTAAATATTTTTTAATTAATTTGATTGATTTAAAAAATTATTAATTTAATATTAATGCCAGAAGGCCCTGAAGTAAAAATTGTTACAGAATTAATTAATGATTATATTAAATCATATGATATTATAGATTGTAAAATATTAGGTGGCAGATATTTACGACATGGAAATCCTAAAAATTATGATAAATTTATTGAAAATTTACCACTCAAGATAAATAGAATATATTCAAAAGGAAAAGGTATATTTTTTGAGTTAGAAAAAGGTTGGTATATTTATAACACTTTGGGAATGACAGGCCAATACTCTACTGAAAAAGATAAATATTGTTCCATAGAATTCTGTTTTCAAAAGAATAAAAATTTAAAGAATACAGATAAAGTACTAAATATAAAAAAAAAATTATATTTTCGAGATATACGAAATTTTGGTACAATTAAATTTATTAATGATTTAACTGAATATAAATATGAATTGAATAAATTAGGACCAGATTTATTAGACAATGATACCACATTAATAATTTTTATGGATAGAATAAAAAAACATAAAAATAAAAATATAACTCAAGTACTAATGAATCAAAGTATATTTTCTGGTATAGGAAATTATATTAAATCGGAATCACTATATAAAGCTAAAATTTCTCCACATAATACTATTGACGACATTTCTGATGAAAGATTAAAAGAGTTATTTAATAATATTAAAGAAACTATGAATGATAGTTATACAATTCAATGTTCAAATAATAAATCATATTACAATTTTCAGAGTGGAAAAGGAGATTTTTATAAAATGCTTAAAGTTTATCGAAAAGATTATGATATTGATGGTAATATTATAATTTCAGAAAAAACTCTAGATGGTAGAACTACACATTGGGTAAAAAGTGTACAAATATAATAATAAAAAATCAATGTAATAACAATGGTATTTTAGGTGAATTAATAGATATATTAGGATATATAAAATATTGAATATACATTGTGATATCGAAGATAATTGTAATTAAAATTAAATTTAATTTTGCTATATTTGAAAATAATATTTTTATTTCATGTTTTTTAACAGCGGTTGTAATACTTTCAAAAAGTAAAAATAATCCACCTAAAATATCAAAATTTACATTTTGTATATTCCATCCATCTGTAGATTTTCTTTTATATGTGTAATAAACCTGAGGAATATATTTAAATAAAGTAAATATATTATGTGAAATACTTAAAGATAATATCATGTAAGCTAAATAACTAGAATCATTATGTATATAATATAAAATAATACAAAAAACTATTTGCATTAAAATTATAAAGGTTAATGTAAGTAATAAAATTTTAGATTGCATTGTTAATTTATTATCAGAATGATTATAATAGAAATATTGGAATGTTAAAAATAATGTTGATAATAAAGCATGACTAGAAAAAAAAATATCAGATAAATAAATATCAGTTGAATTATCTTTCATAATTTGTTGATAATTATTTTTAATTGTATTTGAAAAATATAATATATATGATAGTAATGTGTAGCAAGTGTATTGTAATAAACTAAAAAAAATCATATTTACACTCATGCCGTTACTATTTTTTTTTTTTAAATTTGTATATATTTGTGGATAGGGAACACAGCTCCAAAATGTAAAAGAACACCATCCAAATATTTTTTCTAACATTAGTATAATTAGATAAATTTTTTTAATATAATTAATTAATTCAATGTTAATTAATTATATTTAAAGAAATTTTTTTTTTTTTTTTTTTTTTTTTTTTTTTTTTTTTATTTTAATTTATTTTTTTTAAAAAAATTTTTTTTTTTTTTTTTTATTTTATTTTATTACTTGTCTTTATTGATATGATATTCTCTAAAATTCATTAACTTTTCTCTTATTTCAGTTTCATAACGTTTATCTAATTGTTTATCTCCTTTATCGTATATCTTCATAAAATTTTCAAATTTTGTCATACCTTTTTCGTCTAATGTTTTTGCTTCTTTTTGTATTTCAAAATTACAATCTAACATATTATAACTCTTTTCAACCATGTCATTTATTACGTCCTTCTTTTCTCTTTTAACCCACATTTCTTTTTCAGCATTATATATAAGTGCTTTGGAAGTCTTATCATCAGGTATTTTAGCATTCCAATTTTGTGGTTTTTTAGGATTAAAATGAATATATTCTACTAAATTTGGTATTGCTGAAAAAGGTCCATTGAACCAATGTCTAAAATGTCTATCAGTAATATAGCTAATATCTTCATTTCCAAATCCATTTATATGAATATTAATTTCTTGTTTATCTATATTTGTACTATTATCTGTATTATTTATATTATTATTATTAGTTGTATTTCCCGCATTTTTCATTAATGTCTCTATATGTTTTATCAAAAATTCTTTCTGTTGTTCCATTTGTTCCTTGTTAAAATTAATTAATATTTCCATTTGAGCTTTCATTTCAGCATCTTTTTGAGCTAATTTTTCTTCTAAAATCTGATCTTTTTGAGCTAGTTGTTCCTTTAATTCAGCTAGTTCATCTTGTTTTTTTAACTTTTCTTTACAATATTTGGATTCATGGAGATATTTGGATTGTTTATGACTAAAAACTTTATTACAATATCTACACTCTAGTATATTATTGTCTTTGTTAGTGTTTTTATTGACTGGATTATTGACCTGATTATTGATTTCTGTATTGACTGTAGTTATTCCGTTCTCTAATTGAAGCTTCAAGGTCTCTATGTCTATATCTTCTAAAATTGGTTTACACTGTTTCTTCCTGTTAAAATGTTTTCTTAAATCGTTTTTCTGGTCACAAAAATATCCACATCTTTTACATTTATAAATCATTTTTGTAATATAAATACATTTTATTTTTAAATATTTTCTTTTTTCTTAAAAATTCTTAAAAATAACTAAGAATATTAAGAAAATAATAAAAATAAGAAAATTTTGAAAGTCCAGAGAGAGAAATTTTATTTTGGAAAATTTGAAAACGAAAACGAAAATGAAGGTGAACTTTTTTTGGGTTTTTTGGGCCTCCTATTTTCAGTCTCACATCAAAATTTAACTCCTTAAATTATTTAATATTTTATTATATAGATTTATTATAATCGGTAACCTCCTCTATTTTCTTCATCAGTATTTTTAGGTTCTTTTGAGCTAATCTTTCTTCAATAATAAGATCTTTTTGAGCTATTATAATTAATGACAATTAAGGTTTGATATATAATATGTTATTTATTATATTATAAATACTTTTTTTTTATTATAATAAATATAAGTCAAGATTATAATAATAAATATGAAGATTAAGGTGTTTAATATCTAAATATATAGTAATATTTAAGACAATAATATTATTATATAAGTTTATTTTTCATATGAAAGTATAAATTAACACGACCATCACGTAAATAACTAGGATCCAAATCATGAGAAATTTTTTCACGTGAATAATTAGAACACATAATTAAAATTAAATTAGGATAGGTTCCTAATTGTATTTTATCTAAAAAGGCATTCCAATGAACTTTATTTCGCATATGAATAATATAATTTTTGTGTTGTGGAATACCATTATGAATTTGTTTAAGAATTATTTCAACTTCGTCCATAAGTAGAACTAATGGTTTTACAGATGAGTGTTCAGTACTTGTATATAGATTATCAAAAGAATCAGAAGGGTCCGTTGGATTAAAAGAGTCAACAAAAGTTGCACTAAGTTCATTGGCCATTAAATATGCAAAACATGTTTTTCCCACACCAATATCTCCATCTATAAATGTAACCACATAATTATTTTCATTATAAAATTCCATTGTTTTACGAAACATATGTGCCTGATAATTATTAAATCTATAAAATGGTATAGAGATTTTTCTTGATTTCCATCGAATATAACTAGAATCTCCTGTACGATACAAACATTTCATTATTTTTGCGGATTCATCTTGTTTTTTATCAGGTATGACAGAAAGTTCAGATTTTACAATAGTTCGATTTTCTTCTTCCAATAAGACATTTTTCATATACCAATTAGTTGTATATACACACATAAATCGGTCATATACAGGTCTGTATATAACATAGGATGGTATCCAGTATGATTTATATGTAGGACGATTAATAATAATACCTAACGGTCGCATTTCATCATCACATGTATTATAAAAATCATTTTTGATTTTGCTATAAATGATATTCATAGTTTCAGTATTTTTTATGTGAAAGCATAATGAACGAAAGAAGAACCAGAGAAGAAATATAAATACTGGAAGAATATTAGAAAGTGCATAATGAACATTAACAAGAGCGTATAGCCAATGATAGCTAATTATAAAAATATTTTCATTTGTTTCTTTCATTTTATATAATATATAGTCTATCTATATTTAAATAATTTTGTAAAAAAGATAGATGTAGCTATCAATAAATTAGTCAATATAATACGCATTTAATTATAATTATAAATATATATATTATATGATATATGAAAAATAAATATAGTTATATATATGATCCTGAAAATTATAAAAAAATAGGTATTAATTCTAAAAAAGGTAAAACATTAATTATTAAGTATTTAGAATCTATAAAAAAAAAAAAAAAAAAAAAAAAAAAAAAAAATAAAAATAAAAAAAATTAAATATATAAAAAAAAAAAAAAAAAAAAAAATAAAAAAAAAAAAAAAAAAGGAAAAAAGTT